GCAATTAGCCGACTCGCAAGCGAACTTGAATCCCGACCTAGCCGCATTGAGATACCTCAAGTGGCATCACCCGAACAAGGGTCTAGCGAGAGCGAACCAACTACCACCTGACGGTGATTGGCACTCATGGCTTGTTATGGCAGGTCGTGGGTTTGGCAAGACTCGCTTAGGCGCTGAATGGCTTGCCGCTAAAGCAGTCAGAAACGATGGCATCCGTTGCGCCATTATCGCTAGAACTTTCTCTGATGTACGCTCAGTATGTGTCGAAGGCGTATCCGGCATATTGGGCGTACTTCGTGAGTACGATGCCGTGAAGGATTGGAACAAATCCAACGGAATCATCACACTCAAGAACGGCAGTATCATTCAGACCTTCTCGGCTGATACACCTGATTCTCTTCGTGGCCCGCAGTTCAACTACGCATGGACAGACGAACTAGCCGCTTGGCAATATGAAGATACATGGAATCAACTCCAGTTTGGCTTACGCCTTGGCGAGCATCCTCAGACCGTTATCACGACAACACCGCGCCCAACTAAATTGATTAAAGATTTGGTCAAGCGCGACACCACAGTTGTTACCCGTGGCTCAACTTTCGATAACGCCGAGAACCTGTCGCAGACGGCTTTGTTGGAAATGCAGAATCGCTACGCTGGCACTCGTTTAGGTCAGCAAGAACTGTACGGCGCAATCCTTGACGACAATCCCGGCGCTCTATGGAATCGCGCTCAACTAGAAGCAACGCGAGTTACTGAACCGCCTCCGCTTATGCGTATCGTTGTAGGTATTGACCCTGCCGTTACTTCTGGCGATGAATCGGACTACACGGGCATTGTCGTTGCCGGCATGACCGTAGATGGTCACTATTACATCCTTGCCGATTACACCATGAAATCCACGCCTGATGCGTGGGCAAGAAAAGCAGTTAACGCCTTTGAACTACATAAAGCAGACCGCATCATCGCAGAAACGAATAACGGCGGCGATTTGGTAGTTCATCTTTTACAACAGGTCAACCCGATTGTTCCCGTCAAGAAGGTTACGGCTACTCGCGGCAAAGCAGTTCGCGCAGAACCTATCGCCGCACTTAGCGAGCAAGGTCGCTTACACATGGTCGGATACTTCTCCGAACTAGAAGATGAAATGTGTGAGTGGGAAGCCGGTACGAACATGAAATCGCCTGACCGCATGGATGCGATGGTATGGGCGCTGACAGAATTAACAGAAGGTTCGGCAACTCTCACGGCATTAGGAAGCATGGGCAAGTTCTGCCCGTCATGTTCAATGCCTAACCTCAAATCAGCAGCAATCTGTTTTAAGTGCGGCACTACTCTTTAGGAGAATCAATGGCTACAACCTTCAACACCACCATTGACCAAGGTGCAGACTGGTATCTGACGGTGACATGGAATGACCCATCAGGCAATCCCATCAACCTCACCGGTTACTCTGCCGCTCTCCAGATTCGCACATCGCCACTTGCCAAGACAACCGTTCTTAGCCTGACTTCAGGTAGCGGCATCACTTTGGGTGGTACGGCTGGCACGATTGCTATTCACGCGACCAACGCGCAGACTGGCTCAATCACCAACGGCACATACGCTTATGACCTTGAACTCACAAGTGCAGGTGGCATCGTCACTCGCTTGATTAACGGCACAATTCAAGTCACCCCACAGGTTACGCGATGAGTGACAACATTGTTGTCAGCCCCGTAGTTCAAACCCTTACCGTCACACAGACCGTTCAATCAGTCACCGTTGCTTCACCCGGCCCACAAGGGCCACAAGGCCCACAAGGGCCATCAGGCGCTTCTACAACTCTGTTCTATGTTTACACGCAGAACACTCCAGCAAGCGTATGGACAATCACTCACAATCTCGGTGGGCATCCAACCGCAGTCGTGCTTGATAGCAGCGGCGCGCAATGCGAAGGCACTTATTCGTACACCGATAACAACACGATGGTCATTACATTCACTTCAGCCTTCACCGGTACTGCTTACATAATCTAGGAGAACAATGAGCCGCAAATTTCTCACACCCATCAACTTAGTTCAGAACGAGTTGCAGAACGCTCGTATCCAGAACCTCTCTAGTGCGCCATCTTCTCCTGTAACTGGTCAGATTTACTACAACACAAGTTCTAACGCGCTCTATGTTTACAACGGTACGGCATGGGGTCAAGCAGGTGGCATCACCTCTGGCACATTGTCTGCTCGCCCTACCGCATCATCTGTTTCAGCGGGAACTTTCTACTACGCAACCGACAACTACCTCATCTACTACTCCAACGGCTCAACTTGGCAGCAGGTAGATAACTTCGGTTCAGGTCAGACAACTGCTAACTCTGTCACCGCTTCATCTTCTGACGGTACTTCTACCAACTACGCTCGCGCTGACCACACTCACGCTGGCGAAGGCTTTGGCTCAGTCACCGCGCAAACCTCATTCGGTCAAGGCTCATCTAACGGTACTGCTTCAACCGTTGCTCACTCCGACCACACACACGGCACACCTTCACTTGGCTCTACGACTCCTAACGCAGTCAACGGCACAACGGGTTCTGCCGGTAGCGCATCAACCGCGAGCGCCTCAGACCACACTCACGCATTTAGCCCATCATCATTCACCCTTGATACCTTTGGCGCTCCTGTCGCATCGGTATCGCTCAACTCGCAGAAAATTACAAACCTCGCTACACCAACTGCTTCAACTGATGCAGCAAGCAAGGGTTATGTTGACGGCGTTGCACAAGGTCTGAATGTCAAAGGTTCTGTTGTAGCCGCGACAACCGCAAGCATCACTCTTGTTGGTGGTCAAACCATTGACGGCGTTACCATCACCGCCGGTCAGCGCGTTTTGGTCAAGAACCAAAGCACACCATCACAAAACGGTATTTATGTAGCGCAGACAACCACATGGACACGCGCCGCCGACCAACAGACACCAACTCAAGGCGACTTTACTTTCGTTGAGCAGGGAACAGTCAACGGCTCACAAGGCTGGATTCTTGCTACTGGCACAACCACATGGACTCAGTTCTCAGCCGCAGGTGAATACACCGCTGGTAACGGCATCACCATCACCGGTTCTTCTATCGCTTTCAACCCAACCTCAACAGGTGGATTGCAGACTGCTTCAGGTGGCGCATCTATTCTCTTGGCTACCAACTCAGGTTTGGGAACATCCTCAAGCGGTTTGGCAGTCGGCGCTGGTACAGGTATCACCGTCTCAACTGGCACAGTAGCCGTTGATGGAACTGTTGTTGTTAAGAAGTACGCCACCGCATTTGGCGATGGTTCGTCAACATCTTACACAATCACTCACAACCTCGGTACGCAAGATGTCACCGTTGCGGTCTATAACGCAGCATCACCTTACGATGAAGTTATGTGCGATGTTCAACACACCTCAACTTCAGCAATTACGCTATTGTTCTCAACTGCACCTACATCGAACCAATATCGCGTAGTCGTACACGGATAGGACTTCAATGGGCTTACTTGATAGATTTGCAAAGGCAGTAGCCGCGCAAATAGAAAAAGCACCAAACCTACCCGCTGGCACAGTTGTTATGACTGAGGCTGACATGAAGCGGAATCCACCGTCAATGGCGATGGGTAATTCAGAGCCGTTGCCACGCGACCAAATCTTGCCAATGATTCCATTCGGCCCGGGTCTGCCAATTCCACCCGGCCCTATCAACCCACTTCGCAGCGATGGTCGCCCAGACCCACGCCGTTATGAGTATCAAACCGCTCAGAACATCAACATCACCGAAACCCGTCTTGTACCTTTCAAGACTCTTCGTGCTGCTGCTGACCAAATTGATATCTTGCGCCGTTGCATCGAAGTTCTGAAGAGCAAGATGGTTGGTTTGGAATGGGATATTACTATTTCAGAAGCCGCTGCCGAGAAGGTAGGCAAGAAGTACGGTGGCAATCAACTTCGCGCCATGTCACAAGCGCGTGAAGAACTTGCACCCGAGATTGCTCGCTTGCATGACTTTTGGGAAGTTCCAGACAAGCAGAACGGCTTAGTATTTCAAGACTGGCTCAATATCTTCCTTGAGGATTTGCTAGTTATTGATGGCGTAGCAATTTGGGGTCAGAAGTCAGTTGCAGGAGACTTGTACGGTTTCCAGATTCTTGATTCGACAACAATTAAGCCACTTCTTGATGACCGCGGTATGCGCCCAATGGCCCCAGTACCGGCTTATCAACAGATTCTTTACGGATTCCCACGCTCTGAGTTCACCGCTACCTCTGACGATATTCAGGCAGATGGCGAGTTCACGGCTGATGAACTTGCGTACCTCGTTCGCAATCGCCGCACCTTCACCGTTTATGGCTATTCGCCAGTAGAGCGCGCACTTCCGATTGCCGATATTTACTTGCGCCGTCAACAATGGTTGCGCTCTGAATACACCGATGGCGTATTGCCTGAATTGATGTTTACCTCCGATGCTAACTTCGGTAACAATCCCGAGTTGCTTCGCGCCTACGAAAACATCTTTAACGATGATTTGTCTGGACAGACAGAACAACGCAAGCGCGGTCGCATCCTTCCCGCTGGCATCACACCAATTCAGTTCGATGGCTACGGCGAGAAGTTCAAAGATGTTCTTGACGAGTATCTAGTCACCTCAATCACCGGTCACTTTGGCGTATTGCCAAGCGAAATCGGATTTACTCCTAAGACTGGTTTGGGCGGCGCTGGACACGAACAAGGTCAAGCATTTAACGCACAAGATATTGGTTTGTACCCACTTGCGAATTGGGTCGGCAAGATGCTCACGCAGTTGTCACACACCTATCTCGGTATGCCGCGCGAACTAGAGTTCAAGTTCATGCCAAGCGATAATCGTGACACCGTAGAGCAGAGCAAGGCATCGGACATTGAAGTTCGTGGCGCTAAGAAGAGCATCAACGAAGCCCGCGCTGAAGATGGATTGTCTTTGTTGGACATTCCTGAAGCCGATATGCCAATGATTGTTGCTGGTCAATCTGTATTCTTCTTGTCTCCTGAAGGAATCATTCCCGCTGGCGGCTCAACAGACTCAACACCTACCGAAACTCCTGCACCTGAAGTTCCCACCGGCGCAGAGCAAGCAGGTAAGCCCGAAGTCAAGCCAGCCGAAGAAGTTCCCGCAGAAGCCAAAAAGGAAGCCAAGCGATTTATCACATGGGCTACCAAAAGCACACGCACCCGCGAATTTAATTTTGAGACAGTAGAACCCATCGTTGCAGAAGCGCTGAACAAGTGCTTAATGGATGGCGACCTAGAAACCGCTAAGGCGTTGGTTTCTGCTTATGTCTCTTAAATGGCCAGCACACAAAGCATCTGAGCGCATCGCCCGTAACAACGCGGTAAAGATTGCTGCTGCTTTTGTCGCAGGTATTGATGCGAAAAAGGTCGTAGAAGATTTCATGTCTATTCACCCACAGGTGACGGACAACGCCGTTCAAGACCGTGTACGCGCCCGCGCATGGGCAATCGTTCATGTTCGCTACAACTCAAAGCCTATGGAAGCAGCGATTCGCCGCACATACGCTGACGGATGGGTAACAGGCGATAAGGCAGCCAAGCAACTTGTTGATTCGCTCATCAAAAAGGCTGATGATTGGTCAAGTTGGACACCGGGTTCAGAAGCACTTGCACAGATGGTCGCTCCTAAAGGCGCTCTTGCAGGATTGCTGGAAAACGCAGGTGTTGTTTCCAATCAACTATGGGCAACCAAGTTAGATGAAGTCGGCACAATCCTTGCTAACGGATTGCGCGATGGCTCTACGGTTGACACAATCGCAACAAACCTTGAAGAAGTAGCCGGTGGCGAAAGCAAGGCGATGGTGATTGCTCGTACTGAGTTAAACCGCGCTATGACACAAGCCGCAGTTTCCCGTTATCAAGATTCTGGCATTGACCAAGTTGAATGGGAAGCCGCCGACCCTGACGATGAGTGCGCCGATAACGATGGTGAAGTCGTAACCTACGGCGAAGAGTTCCCTAGTGGCGATATCGAACCACCTGTTCACCCTAACTGCCGATGTGGTCTGCTTCCTGTTATTGCAGAAGCCCAGACTGACGATGGTGGCGAAAATTTAACTGACGATGCAACGCCTGATGAGACTGATACGTCAGATGATGCTGAATATGCAGATATTGAGCCAATAACATCTGATGCTGATATGGCTGATTTCTCTAATTTTCAGCGCAATTTAGGATTTAGCGAACAAGAATATCCAGAAGAAGGTAAAGCACTTACTGCTTATACATCGGGTTCTGGCGATTTCAGCACCATCAATACATATTTGCGCGACCCAGAAAGTATCGCTCCAGAGCAATACACAAATGAAGCGGTTCGCAGAATTGCAGAAAAAGACATTGCAAGAGCGCAATCTCTTATTCAAGACCTAGATTCACTTATGGTCAAAGCGCCAGCATTAGAAAAGCCAATTCTGACTTATCGTGGCGTTAAAGCCGGTGAATTTACAGATAGATTACTTTCTATGAGTTCCGGTGATTCATTTACCGATGCTGGCTTTACCTCCACCTCACATGACCCAAGCATTGCTAATCGTTTTGCTAAGTCTGACGGAGCGGTTCTAGAAATTGTCAACCCCGCTGGAAGCAAGGGAATTGACACACTAGGTTTCGTTGCTCCAATGACAGAAAAATGGTATGCCGAACATCCCGGTTCTGAAAAAGAGTGGCTATTGCCCCGCAATTTAACTTACAAAGTTTTGTCTAAAGACGGAAACAAAATTCGAGTAATTACGGAGGCAACCAATGGCTAAATCTACTGATAGATTTACATATACAGACAAAGATTTGCCCGGAATTACATTTAACATAAAAGACAATAAATCGGATTTTTCTGCTAATAAAACCAAGGAGAAATAAATGGCTCTAAACCACATCACCGTTACCACGGGAACAACTGCCAAGCCCCTAGTAACCGTTCCATCGTCAGCAGGTAAAGTCAATGTTTACATCAGCAACAATGACTCAAGCAACGATGTATTCATCGGCGCAAAGACCGTGACTGCTACTGGAACAACTCAGGGTTTTCGCATCCCTAAGTCAACCAATGTCTCTTTGCAGGTAGATGGTGGAGATGCAATCTATGCAGTAGCCGCTGCTGGTACTCCCGCAGTATCAATTCTCTGGTTTGGAAACTAACTATGGATTTCGCTAACGCTTACGCCCGAATTATCAAGGCAGACGAAAACCCAGACGGCACAATGACCGTTTATGGCAAGGCAACCGATGATTCGATTGACCTTGACCAACAGATTTGCGATGAAGCGTGGCTCAAGACCGCCATGCCACAATGGTTTCAATCAGGTGGCAACATTCGTGAACAACATTCATCTATCGCGGCAGGAGTAGCAAAAGAATATGAAGCCAAAGCGGATGGTCACTATATTTCTGCTCTTGTCGTTGACCCTGTTAGCGTTAAGAAAGTCAAAACAGGCGTTCTTAAGGGATTCTCAATAGGAATCAAAGCACCTCGCGTTATCCGCGACAACAAGGCTGCCGGCGGTCGTATCGTTGACGGTCAGATTATCGAAGTTTCACTTGTTGACCGACCTGCCAATCC